AAGACCAAGCCAGAAAGAATTTTGCCTTTATGTACGATTACGAAGTTGACGAGGTCGGCTTCTGCATTAACGAACAGCTAGGCGTTGGTTGCAGCCCCGATGGATTAATACGCGACAACATGGGATTGGAAATAAAATGCCCATTAGCCCATAACCATCTAGCGTATTTGCGAGACGGAGTGCTACCGACAAAATATATACAGCAAGTGCAAGGCAGCTTGCTCGTGACTGATAGAGACGTTTGGAATTTCTACAGTTACCACCCAGATTTCGGCGAGCAGTTAATGGTCGAAGTACATAGAGACGAAGAGTTTATCGGTCTGCTATCAGACCATTTAATAAGAGCAACAGACCTAATCGGCGAATGTGTCGAGAAATTCAAAAAAGGAGAAGTGTAATGTCACTCAATAAAGTAATGCTAATCGGTAATGTTGGACGCGACCCAGAGTTTAAATCTACTTCTAACGGTACAGCACTGGTCAATATGCCCATCGCTACTACAGAAAAGTGGAAAGATAAGCAGGGAATGCAGCAAGAAAAGACAGAATGGCATCGAGTCGTAATGTTTAATAAACTTGCCGAACTAGCAGGGCAGTATGTAAAGAAGGGCTCGAAGTTATACATAGAGGGCAAGATTACTACTAGTTCTTATGAGAAAGACGGCGAAAAGCGTTACAGCACCGAAATCATCGCTAGTTCTATGCAGTTCTTAGATTCTAAGCCTCAGCAGTCAGCACCTCAGTCAGCACCGCAGCCGCAACACAAACCTGCGCAGTCAGATAACCCTTTCGGTAGTGACTTTGACGATGACATTCCTTTTTAGATAAAAAAAGCCCGACTAGGTAGGAGATAGCAAAATCCTAGTCGGGCTTCAACTTCTTTTCAAGGAGAAGGCACACAGTGAGTAACTATGTGACCCAAACATACCAACAAGGAATAGAAAATGCAAACAGCAAACATCGGCGCAAGCATCATAGAAGCGCAGCACGTTAAAAGAATGACTACAGTTGAACTAGCCAATAAGCTGAAAGAATCGCGTCAGGCGGTTTACTACACGCGCAGACAGAAGTCGGCATCAATCCATAAGGTTCAGCAACTGGCAGAAATCTTTGGCTACACGGTAGACGAATTTATCGCCCTAGGGATTAGCGATGCGTAGCACTACAGACAAAGAAAAAGAAGAAATGCGCCAACAGCTAGAGCGTGACACTAAACGCTACCTAGAGGTGGGCGGTAAAATCAAAGTAATGCGAGGGCAAACTTACTCAGATACCGTAGACCCTGAATGGGGCAGAAAGAGTGAGTTTAGAAACCGCATGGGTGAAAATGGGACTAAGAAATGAGTGATAACCGTTTCCATATTAACTCAATCGAAAGTCTAGAAGAGTTTACGCAGCTAATCATTGAAGAGTGGAAGCGCGACAAGTTCATAACCGTGCAGTGGAAAAAGGGTAAGAGGCGCACCAATGCCCAGAATAACGCCTTAGCGGTCTACTGCCGTCATTTAGCAGAAGCCCTTAACGATGCGGGTTATGATATGAAGCGCACTCTGAAGCAAGAAATAGACATACCTTGGACTGAAGACAAAGTACGACAGTTTCTATGGAAGCCAATTCAGTTGATAGTGATTAACAAAGAGTCCACGACCGAAGCCAATACAGACGAATATTCTAAGGTCTACGATGTTCTAAATAGGCAGATAGCCACCAAGTTCGGCGTTAGCGTACCGTTCCCATCACGAGAAACCTATGAAACTGAAAATTGAGATAGACGAAAGCGAAGCCGAAGACATTATTGAGTTAGCGCGTGAGCTAGCCTACTGCGTTGAATCACTTAAAAAGCAAATTAAAGAACTGAAAAAGGTCTGCGATGAACAGAAAAAAATGTCTTGAGACCATACAGCTATTGTCTCGTATCGCAGCGGCAGACGATAACGGCTATGTTCAGTGCGTATCTTGCGGAGTTATTAAGCATTACAAAGACGGAATGCAGGGCGGTCACTATATCCCAAAAGGTAGCAGTTCTTATTGGGCGCTAGAGATTGTTAATGTTCATCCCCAATGTGTAGGTTGCAATATCTTCGGAATGAAAAGTGGCGCAGCGGCTCAAGAGTATACGCTGTGGATGGAAGATATGTATGGGCGTGACTTCGTGCAGGAAATGCTTGAGAAGCGCAGAAACCCAATCAAATTTTACAAAAAAGACTACGAAGAAATGTATAAGGAGTGGTCTGAGTTAATTAAATACCACCAAAACCGCATAGGAGAATGTTGATGCGCCCAACCCATGCCGTAGTAAATGGAAAGACAGTAGAACTATTAACCAGTGTTGAGCTAGAAGAATGGAGCTATAAATTAAAAGAATTCAAGGGTGATGACTATCGTGGTCTTTTAACCCTAATGATTTTCTACAACTTGTTCGATGATTTTTTAGACTCAGATGAACAGATTTGGGAAAAGTACAAAGTTTTTATGAACACAACAAATGAAATGAGCAGAGAAAGCCAAACCACACACTAGGAGAAAGTAATGGACGATTTAATGCAACCAATGAGCCAAGCAGAACTACAGGCTTGGATACTAACTGGCGCAAATGAATTAGAAAAAGACTCAGCAGAGTTACGCGCAGTTGGTACTCTAATCAAAATGATAAACCAGTCAGCAGAATTTTTTGCAGCACACCCAGAATGTGCCGAAAAGTATTCGACTTATTTTGAATCCAAGAATAAGGAGTTTAACCATGGATGAATTAATTGATAAGTGTACCCAGTGGAGTAAAGACAGAGGCATTATTCAATACGGCTCTACAGAATCACAGTGCCTAAAACTTGTTTCAGAGGTTGGCGAGTTATCTGACAACATAGCTAAGGGCAGGGATGTTTACGATGATATAGGCGACTGTCTAGTGGTTCTTAATAACTTAGCGGTTATGTACGGAACAAGCCTAGAACAGTGCCTAGCGTTTGCTTACGATGACATTAAAGACCGTAAGGGAATGATGCAGCCCAACGGCATTTTTATTAAGGAGACGGATATATGAGCAACAAAGATATACAGATAGGCGGCAGTCATTACAAAGACATGAAGATACAACCGCTAGATTATATCGTTGAGAATGAAATACCTTATAGGGAGGCGAATGTAATCAAGTACGTTTCTAGGTATAAAGCCAAGAACGGCATAGAAGATTTACGAAAAGCGCGGCACTATTTAGATTTACTTATAGAATCTATGATTGATTAGAAATAGTATTCGCCGCTTTCTATCATGTCGCACAATTCAACTGCGCGACTACCTACTTGCTCAGACCAACGCGAGTCCATAAATTCAAAAGAAGCCTTAGCGTAATCTTCAGTAGCCATTGCTGCTAAGGCTTTCTTGAATGTCAGCAGTCTGGTTATCCCTAGATTAAAACAGATGTCTATCATCGCGTCCCTACGAGCATTATCTAAGTCAGAAAACCAATCAAAGTTGCGTTCTAGCTCAGTAATTACCCGCTCTAGGTCATTCATGAGTAAAAAGTCTATTTCTTTACTCGTTAAACCCATGCTTTCTAGGTTGCGACCGACCCCAATAGTTTTTATTCCGAGCGAATCTTCGTAGACATATTTTTTAACGCCTTCGTGCCGCTTAATCATTTCTATTAGTTTAGCCATAAACTCTTGGGTTCTTATATAAGACTGCTTCAACAAATATAGCGACTTCGTTTTCACTTGAGCTTGATTTAGCCTCAAAAAGAAAATCAGTTTTTTCGTCAATCATAAACGGAACTTGTCTGTCATAACTGACTTGCGAAACAGCAAACGTAGCCGCAGCTACACGCAATTTCCTACCAGTAGAAGTCGTAGTTACATTTCTGAAAGTAATATATTTATTACCATTAGTTGTTGCTGAATTAACGTCTATACGGAATAAATATAATTTATGGTCAGCAGGAACTGTATAAATACAAGACTGAGTTACCCCAAGCCCTGCGCCTATATAACCATAAGTAACTCCACCACTAGCTATAGTAATATTACCTACATTACTACCGGATAAAATCACTGCGCTATTAATACGGAATATGCTTTTAGGGATTGCTACAGGAGTTATGCCAGTTAGCGTAACAACCTGCACTAACTCTCTGTAGTCAGCATCAAGACCGCTTATTAATACTTGCATAGTATCTGCTGCGCTACTAACTATGGTCATTGCTTTTGCTTCAGTAGGAAAAACATAATTCCCACCATCATTCCACAATGTTTCGTAACCAGTTCCAACAGTAGCGTTAAATCCAAAGATATTAACTGGCGTTGCGCCAACTATGTTTCCACGAGCAATATCGAATAGGAAACTTGATGTTGGTGATGGATTATCATACTGGCTCATCATTCGCTCCTTTTAAATAAGCCTGTGGCATTAAACAAAGTAACCACAGCAGAAACAATATCATGAGCAACAGGCTGTAGCTTATCGAAAGATTCATCAATATCGTCAGCCTTCTCAATAGCCGCTTTAAGCATGACATCAAAAGCAGCAAGTTTTTCTTTACCTGCTCCATCATCTGGAATGGTCTCCTCTATCAATTTGACAATATCAACGACCATTGTCCAAAGTTTTTTAACCCAGCTTAGGTAAGTAAAAATATTCATAGTTTGCACTCCATTGTTAGTAAGATGGCTTCAACGCCATAGATATTCGGTATTGCTCTAACCCAATGCGGATTAACCATTACAGGCTTAACGCCTAGATTACATCCCGACTTTTTTAGATGTTGATAATGTGAGCAGCCAGTTGACGAGAGCAAGAATACCAACAGCAACAGAGTCCACAGTTTGCTCATCCACAGGAATTGCATAGCCGAACGCCTCTGAAGTTTGTAGAGCAGCCCAGATAACACCTGTCAGCGCCGTAGCGGTAATTTGATGGCTTTTCCACTTAGCAGGGTCTGCAACTGCCTTACCTTTTTGAAGAAGCGTGTAGGCGATTTTTAAGCGTTTAATCATATTCTTCATCCTCAAGCAGATTGAAGCAAAGTGATGACTTATAGGTTTCCATTAAGCCAATTATGACTATAGGACTAACGCCAAGTTCGATTTGAGATTCAACCCAATTTCCTAGTTCTTCCATTGCATTTTCTGCGAGCCTATCACTCCGAACGTCTGGAAAATCAATTGTACTCATCCTATATACCTAATCGCTGCGCCGATTGCCGCTGCTA